GTTCCGCGCCATCACCATCGTGCGACGGTTGCTGGCGTTCATGTAGCGCGTGATGAGGTCGTTGCTGTTCTGCTTGCTGACAACATCGCTGTCCAGACCCTTGGACATTCGCGACGAGCCGCTGCGCGCCTCTTTTTCCTGCTCCAGAATCTCCATCGTGGTGAACACGTTGGGGCTGATCTGCGGAGTGTTCAGCGGCTGGACAACCGACGACGGATCCATCGCGTTGATGTCGATGACGGCGCCGACCTTGTTGTCGATCAGATCCCGCGGGTTGCGGACCAACGACAAGTTGGCAAGCCACCTCGTCGTGTTCGTCATGAAGGCGTTGTCAATGACGCTGCGCTTCAGCGACGTTTGGCTCTTCTGGAGATCGACCAGAACGTCAGCCAGAGCGAGGCCGATGGCCTTGTGCGGCACGGGGAACGGACACCAGCCGCGGAACGGGTGGCTCTCGACCTTCTCCATGTCCAGCAGGACGCGCTTGGAGTGGATGACCTTGTAGGTGCAACGGGCATCGACGCCGGGGTCGTAGATGCGGATGTAGCTCTCGTAGATCGTGACGAAGCGGCGATTCGGGTGGTCGTCGCGCATCTTCGTCTCCGACGAAAACTCGTCGAAGCTGTCGCGGCCGCTGATGTCGTCGCGGTAGGTGTCGAGTTCCTCGTCGAGGTCGGCCACCTTGTCTTCGTCGTAGCCGTCCTCCAGCAACTCGCCGACTTCCTTCTCATGCCGGTACGACACGAAGTCGGAGTCGGCCAGCGAGGTGGCGCGCGGCGAGATAAACAGGTGTTCCGGCTTGACGTTTTCGATCTTGACCTGGCTCTTGTTCACCCGGCGCTTGATAGAACCACTGTAGGTGGTAATCGCGGGCGCCATGAGCATCCCGGTCAGCTGGTCGACGATGGCCTCTTGGACGACCGTTTGCTTGACCTTGTCGATCTCCACATCGGGCTGCGAGGCCAGCATGACGAACTGCGGTTCGGCGAGATTTTCGAACGTCTCTTCGATGTAGGTGTAGCGTTTGTCCCACCACCGCTTGACGACGCCCAGCTTGGCCACCAGGCCATCGTGGACGGTGTCGTGCAGGATCTTGTAGCCGTTGTTCTGCCGGTAGAACAGGTAGTTCACATACGCCGTGGCCTGGCGGGCCTTGTCCACGTCGGCGTTGGTCTGCGGCGTGAACTCGACCACACGCCGGTCGGCGGTGAAGGTGTCGAGCAGCAGCGCCTTGGTCGACTCGACCGCGTCGAACACGTCGAGGCTGACGTGATGGCTGCGGCCCTTGATCTCGTTGCCCAGCGGCTCGCCGTAGTAGTAGCGCCAGTTGCGCTCCCGCTGTTCGCCGATCAGCGACTCGACATAGGTGTCGGCCGTGTCGAGGTTGCGCTCCAGCAGGGCGAGCAGTTCGCTCTCGTCGAGTTCGTCCGTCTTAATCTCAGGCATGGCGAATCCTAGTAATCGTAGTCAGGTGCCAACGAGACGTTGTGTTTCCCGTAGACCTCTGGCAACCGAAGCTCACCCTTACTAACGCCAAACCGCTGCACAGACAAGGCTGCGTAGCGCACAGCGTCGAGAAGATCGTCATGTTCCTTCACGATCTTGCCCGCCTTGCGGTGATAACGCCGGAACTCGTCGAAAAAGTCCTTCATGTCGGCGAAGACCTTGAACCGGCCAGTCCGCATCCGCTCCAGCAGTTCCATGATCCCCGGCTCGACGTAGTTGCTGCCGTCCGGGTTCGTGAATCGGGACACCACGTTCAGGCCCGCCTCGCGATAGAGGTCGGCCAGTGTGTTGCCGCTGCCCTTCTCAGTGTTATCGCCGTCGTGCGGGTAGATGAGCGGCACTGCGGCGCCCTTGGCACGGATCATGGCGCTGTGGACGGCCGGAATCTCACCGGCGCGCTTGTAGGCGTCGGTCAGATAGATGATGTCGCGGTCGGCGTCGTAGGCCACCCACGCCACGGCGGTCGGGTGCGCGATACCGAAGTCGATGGCGGCGCAAACCTTGAAGTGGTTGGGCAATTCGAACGGATCGACCTTGATCGCCTCTTCGGCGACCGGGTAGACCATCCCTTCGCCGAGGATCGGGATGCCTTTCGACCGCATTTCGCGCTGGTAGTCGGGGATGGCGGCCAGCAACTGCCGTTTCGTCTCCTCGTCGAGGTGTTCGGCGTCGTCCCAGGTCACGTTTTGCAGACACTGCCCGTCTTTCAGGTTCTCCATGAACTGCGAGACGAGTTCCGTCATGCCGTTTTCCGGCGTGAACGTCAAAAGCACGTATCCGCCGCGGCCATCGTTGCCGGTGGCCGTTCGGGTGAGGATCTGCGGGTAAATTTCGATGTCGGACGGCTCTTCGTCGATCCACGCGATGTCGATGCTGCTACCCATCAGCGGCGCCTGGCCCTGAGAGTAGGATTTGTGGCTCAGACAGCTGTACCCACCGCTCTGGTGGTACACGTAGATGTCTTTGGCCAGGCGCGGAGTGCCTGCGGCCGGCACGACGTTGCGGATCTCGTCGGCAAGGATGAACCCGCCGTCGAAAGTGCGCCCGTTCAGCACCCCGAACATCTCTTTCTGGATCACGTCGCGCATCTGCTCGCCCGTGACGCCCAGCGCCCACGCATTGATCGGCCGGTGGAACTTGATCCCCGGCCACCAGTCGGGATATTTGCCTGTCAGGTGGCAGGCCATCTCAAACGCGGCGCTGAAGGTCTTGCCGACGCGGTTGGCGGCCATCAGGGCGCGCTGTTTCGACCGCGTCCCTGCGCCGTAGAACTCCATCTGCCACTTGTACGGCGTGAAGAAGTCGAACTTGTGCTTGCGTTTGTGCTGGCGGATAACGCTCAACGCCTCGGCCAAGGCCACGGCGCGCTCCTCCTCGGCCGCGGCGAGCCTTTCCGCCTCTTCGACCTTCGCGTCCTTCAGAACTTTGCCCAGGTCGGGCTTGAAGCTCTCGTCGTGAACAGCTGTCAATGCTCAGTCCCGTCGTAAAACGCCAGTGCCAGCTGCTCGCGGGCGAAACTGGCGGTGGCGTCGGACATCATGTCGAACACCTCCAGCGGGTTGGCGACGTTGGTCGTAAACGTCCTGCTGCCGTCGTTCTCAATCCCGATAACCACCAGCTGCTTGAAACCACCCATGCAGTGTTCCAACACCTCGTCGGCGGTGATCTCTGGCTCTTCGGCCACTAGGTTGGTCGGAAACGGCACCACGTTGTCACCCATGTCACCCTCACACCTTGCTGGGGTCGATCCCCGCTGCCTTGAGTGCGCTCACCGCGTCTTCGAAGCTCATCTTGTGCGTCGATGTTCAAGTTCCTGCGTGTCCTTCCACGCCGCCTTGTTCTTCAGCCAGAAAATCTGCGCCGCAACATTCCCCTTCACGGCGTTCTGGAACAGGCTGTCAGTGATGATCTTGACGCCACGGGCCACGCCGCGGTCGACCGCCTCTTTCACGACCGGATCGCTCTGCATCATCTTGCCGAACTGACTGGGCGCCAGGTGCAGCGCGTCGGCGATCTGCTTGGTTGACATGCCGACGCTCGCCATCATCTCAACCTCGTCCAAATCCATTTTGGGAAATTGGAACACGCGACCGGACGTGTCGACATACGACGCCGGTTGGTGGTGGCGGATTGTGCGTGGCTCGGCCGGCGGCAGAACCTCCGCGGGCGATGCAGCAGGAAGCGCCAGGATGTCTTCCGCTTTTCGACTAGCCGATCTGGCCACAGGTTGTCCTCTCAACAATCGGTGGAGTTATAGGCGCGGTGGGGCGCGGAGGCAAGGGGGAGGGGTGCCTGTCTCGGAGTTTTGGACTCCAAGACACCCTTAAGTCACCCTGAGACACGCAATTTCAACAACTTAGCTGGGGGGTGTCTTGGAGTGATTTACTCCAAGACACCCTTGAGGCGGCTCTTTCTAGTTTTATTTCAATGCCTTAGCGATTTAGTGTCTTGGAGGTCGGCAAAAATGGCCAGGTTGCTGGGGGAATCTGAAAACGGCTTAAGGGTACAAAAAACCCTATATTTTATATTCCCCTTATAGTTTTATAAGAAAAGAGAGAACTCCAAGACACTTATCGGCTAAGGCATTGCAAACAGGGCATTTTTGCCCGCCTCAAGGGTGTCTTGGAGCAAAACACTCCAAGACAGGCACCGGCTAAGTTATTGGAATCATTGCGTCTTGGGTGTCTTGGAGGTCGGGGACTCCGAGACGTTTTTGGCGACCTCCGAGACAGCCAACCACAGGTTGCCCTTTAAGCATTTTCGCGGAACAGCGCATAGGCCTAAGTCTCCCCGGAGATTTTCGAAGACCCCCTCCCCCCTGGGGTACGTTATAACATGGTATGGGCGCCGCCCAATAAAATCAATGGGTTAGCTAAGCCCCTGCCTATCGTCCCCATGGGGCATGGGAAGCACAGTGTGCAATATCAATGGGTTAGCTATGCCTTGGCACACTGGCCACTGTGCCAAAGCCAAGCCCAATGGCCAAGGCGCCAGGAAAGGCCAGGCTCGCGCGCGTTTGTTAGAGACAGCGCGAGGCGCCGCCTGGCCCATTGCGTTAGCGCAAAGCAAGCCGGCTATGCATCGGGCATCCCTAGCTAGGCGGATCCAGATCCAGATCCAGATCCCGATCCAGATCCCGATCCCGATCCCGATCCCGATCCCGATCCAGATCCAGATCCAGATCCAGATCCAGATCCAGGCGCCGCCCCCTGCCCGGATCTCTTGCCCCTATCATTTTTGTAAGGCGCATTTTTTGGTTGACGTTACAACCGGCGGTTGTATGATGCCCCTATCAACAGAGAGGAAAGACCGATGCAAATCGCAACCGACTACGCCATTCGCTGCCAAATCGCCGCCGCGCTTCGCAACATCTATAGCGTTGCATATCAAGTTGCCGCTAACCGCATCGCTGGCCATCCCGCGCCGGTTTGGAATCCGCCTAGCCGCGATGCGGCCGGCATGATCATTTAACAGGAAAGGCAACACGCAATGAACGAAATCACCAACACCGCGACCGCCATGTTTTTTATGGCTTGCGTTTTCGCAATCGTTGCCGCTGGCACCATTGCGCCGGCCGCTATCCTGTTTCTGCTGTTTGGCCAGAAGTGGCTGTTCGTTGCCGCGGGCATGGGCGCCGCTTGGGGCTTGGCATTCCCGCATCATGCCGATGCAATCGCCGGCTTTGGCGCCTAACAGGAAAGGCAACACGCAATGATCAAAAACGCCCTGGCCATGGCCGCCCTGTTTATCTGTTTGGCCATCCTGGCCATTATTTAACGCCTAACAATCAACCGAAAGTGGAGAGTCTAACCATGACAAACGCAATACCCCGTATCTTTTCAACCGATAGCGCCAAAGCCGCCAAGGCAACCGGCTTTGGATACCTAAACGCAATTCACTATATGGCGCCGGCCGACACTGGCGGTGTCGGTAATCTGTGCCCTAACGCAAGCGAGCCTTGCAAAGCTCTGTGCCTTGGCATTTACAGTGGCCAGGCGGCCATGGTGGCAGATCTTGAAAATGGAACGAATAGCGTTCGGGAATCGCGCAAGAGCAAAGCCCGCATGTTTATGCATGCCCGCAATTATTACCTTAACTTGATTGCCCTTGAGATAGTTGCGATTGAACGCAAAGCCGCTAAGGGCGGGCTTGTGCCGGTAATCCGGCTCAATGGCTCAACGGATATCCCTTGGGAACGAATCCGATTCACGATTGACGCAAAAACGGCCGCGGCATTGGCCAAAGGCGGCCGCATGCAACCGGGCTTGCCCGTTACCCTGTTAGAGCTTTTCGCGGACCTGCAATTTGTGGATTACACGAAAAGCCCGCAACGCCTGGCGCGCAAGCCGGCCAATTTGGATCTCACGCTATCGTATAGCGTTACGAATGATGCGGCTTGCATTGATGCGTTGCGTGGCGGCCATAACGTGGCAATGATTTTTGCAGGTGGCTTGCCTGAATCATTCGCGGGCTTTCCCGTTATTGACGGCGATATCCACGATTTACGTCACTTGGATCCCAAGGGCGGCTTTATCGTCGGCTTATCCCCCAAAGGCAACAAAGCGAAAAAAGACGCATCGGGCTTTGTTGTTCGCTGGCAGGATCCAAGCGGCCAGGCTCTGGCGCGCAAATGGAACGCCTGGCGCGTTTTCTTGGCAAAGCCCGCCGCAAAGCCGGTTTCCGTAGCCGCCTAATCCAAGCCGCCATAAGCCGGCATGGCAAGCGCAATGGCGCCCCATGCCGGCATATGGCGGCTTGGCAATCCTGCCAGGCGCCTAACAGGGGATCCCCGATGCCTGATAAATCGCCACGCTATAACGCCGCGGCCGTGACGGCCGCCATTAACGCTAGCAATCGCGCCGGCCGCAAGATAGGCGCGAAAGAAGCAAAGCTAATCCATGCCCTATTGCGCGGCCGTCAACCGGAAGGCGCCGGCCATGAATAAGGCTTGCCTTAAGATCATCGCCGAACAATTGGCCGCCGAAACAATGGCCAGGGCGGCCATTATCAGGGCGCAATATCGATTGCGCGGCCGGCGCCTTAACTATCGCGATTCGATAAACGCCGCCCTAGAGGCAATGGAAAACGATAACGCCTAATCCCCAAGCCCGCGCCAGGCCTAACGCCTAGCGCGGGCTTTGTCATGCCCTAGCGGCAACCGGCCGGCCTAACGCCGCGCGGCCGGTTGCCCCTATGGCAAGCCATGCATTGCCCCTAACGCCGCGCTTATCGCGGCCGCGCGCCTATGCGCCACCCCCTGCCCCCATGGCAGATAGGGGGCGGCCGGCTTGCGCCTATCACGCAATGCGGCGCCGCAAGCCCCCATGGC